TTTTGACAACGACGAGACAGGCCAGCTGCTCATCAACTCGATCCGCACGATCCTACAGGCCGTGAAAGACGGGAAGTACGACATCAACCAGGCGGCGGCGTTGCTCACCTGGAACTTCAAGGCGGCGAACAAACTGGCGAGCGGGCTGATGAGCACTTTCAGCGTGCCAGGGCTGACCGCAATTCCGGTATCAACGATGCGCGTGGGGCGCGGGAAGAAGGCAAAATGAAGAAGCCGGAAGCAAACATGCGACAGGTAATGTTTAAAGACCTGTTCAGGACGGCCATGGAGACAGTGCGCGAGAAGCTGTGGCGCGGAAACAGTACCACTGGCGGCTGGAATGGTCGCGGTGTGCGGCGTCGTGCTCGAGCGCTGGCGCGGAAGATTGCGCGAGAAGCATTGCGCGAGGAGTTGGGGAACTCATGAGCATTACCGAGATCGATATTCGGATGAAGGAGCAGTACGAGGATCGCTACAGGTTCATGCTCGTTCGTCGCACCTACACCGTCATTCGCGTCGATGGCCGTGCGTTTCACACCTTTACGCGAGGCCTCGGCCGACCGTACAGCAAAGAACTCATGGCGACCATGGATGTTGTGGCGCTGGCTCTTTGCGAAGAGATGGCTGGTGCGCAGTTTGCCTACGTGCAGTCTGACGAAATATCGGTGCTGCTGACGGACTTCTCAAAGATCGATACACATGCTTGGTTCGACAACAACCTGCAAAAGCTGTGTTCGATTTCAGCTTCAATTGCTACGGCTGCATTTAACGCCAAATGGGAATCCAACAATAGCATTAGACGGCCAGTGCATTTTGATTCCCGCGTCTTCCAAATTCCCGATCCCGTCGAGGTCGAGAACTACTTTGTCGCCCGGCAAAAGGACGCGGTGCGCAATTCTGTGTCGATGCTGGCGCAGGGCCATTTCTCGCCTAAGCAACTACATGGCGTTTCGGTTGAGAAAATGCACGATATGCTGGTCAGCGTGAACGATAACTGGAACAATCACCCGCCGCGCTACAAGCAGGGCGCAGCGATCGCCAAGGTGATGCAACCGGCGTATATGAAGGAAACGAAGGTCGGCACGGTTGAGATCCCGCCGCACGACGAATGGGCAATGATCGACGATACACCGATTTTCACGAAAGACCGGGAGTGGCTGTCATCGCGCATTCCACGGTATCCCGTTTAAGAGGAGCAAGACGATGCAAACAGGAAAATGCACTTGGTTCAAACCAGATTTAGGCTATGGGTTTTTGACTCCCTCCGATGGTGGTGCCGATGTCTTCTGTCACCACACTTCTATCCAGATGGAAGGCTATCGTCAACTCAACCAGGGCGACGAGGTTGAATTCGATGTTGAGATCGGCCCCAAAGGTAAGCCGCAGGCGACCGGTGTCCGCGTGCTGCGCAGGGCCCAGGTGGCGTGATGGCAGAACGTCAATTGGAATTCAAAGCGCAGAGCAAGAATGTGAAGGCGGCATTTTACGATGCCGATAGTCAGACCTTGCGGGTAGTGTTCCACTCGAATCACTCAGGGACGTTGCCGGGTGTGAGCGAAGATTTAGCTGGCGACTTTGAGCGCGCGGATAGTCCCGGCAGTTTCTATGACACCTACTTCAAGAAGACTGGCTGGACGTACAACAAGATCGGATAGCCGTGATCGATGCGAACGATTTCCTGATGAGCGACGACGTGCCGGGCGAAGCGCCAGTACGGGAACCATCACCGCTCCCCGATGACAGGCCTCGTGCTCGTGGCACGGATGACCTACTGCCGGCCAACATCGACGCCGAAAAAACTATCCTTGGCGCGATCCTTCTCGACAATTCGGCTTTCAACAATGCCGCAGAGACGCTGGAGCCGGATGACTTCTCTCTCGACAGTCATAAGCGCATCTTTTTGCGTATGTCGGATCTGATCGACGCGAATCAGGCAGTCGATATCGTCACGTTATCTAACGAACTTGCACGGCAGAAGGAAATCGAGCACATCGGCGGTGTAGCGTATCTGGCATCGCTCACTGAAGGCTTGCCAATCCGGCCGGTAATTGATGACTATATTCGGATCGTCAAAGACAAGTCCATGCTCCGCAAGATGATGCTGATTTGCTCGGCAACCATCACGCGGGCTGCGGATCAGAGCGAGACGGCAATGTCTGTGCTCGAGGACACTGAAGGCCAGCTATTGCAGATCGCGCAGGAGGCGGTTACTGGGAAGCTTAGGACGGTTGCGGAATCGGTGGAGGCTGCGGGCGGCGTTGACGAGTATCTGGAGCCAATCACAAACCCCAATGTCGAGATGGGGCTACCGACCGGCTTCATCGACGTTGACCGGCTGACAGGCGGGCTGCGCAAGGGCGAACTCATCATCATTGCGGCGCGGCCGTCGATGGGGAAAACGGCGCTCGGAATCAATATCGCCTCGAATTGTGCCATCGACCGCGGTGCGGTGGTCGCCGTCTTCAGCTTAGAGATGACTCGCGAAGCCCTTGAAAAGCGGCTGCTGGCTTCAATTGGCATGGTCAACGTGCGCCGGGCCATGAGTGGCGAGTACCTGAGTACGGTCGAGAAGGAGAAGTTGCAAATCGCGCTCGAGAAACTGGTCGAGTCCAATCTGTTCATCGACGACACGCCGGCCATGACCCCGGTACAGATGCGAGCTAAAGCGCGGCGTCTGAAGCAAAGAATGGGCAGGCTCGATTTAATCCTGATCGATTACCTGCAGTTGATGGTTGGCGGCGGCAAGTTTGAGAGTCGGCGCGTGGAGGTTGAATACTGCTCCCGGTCCCTCAAGGGCATGGCCAAGGAACTTCAAGTGCCCGTTGTGGCGCTGGCCCAGGTTGGCAGGAGTTCTGAGCAGCGCGCTGATAAGCGACCGATGCTGGCTGATTTGCGGGAAGCGGGCGGAATCGAACAAGACGCCGATATTGTTCAGTTCATTCACCGCGAGAGCTACTATAATTGCGACGAAGAGCAGTCACAGGAAGAGCGGGCGATGGCCGAAATCATCGTGGCGAAAAATCGCGAAGGGCCGACAGACATTGCCAGGTTGTTCTATGTTTCTAGTTGCACTCTCTTTATGAACATGGCGAGGTGACCAATGGACGCACTCGAAACAACCATCAAGGAACTCGTGGCCGACACAGCCGGATGTGAAGTCGAAGACTTGCAGGATACCAACACACTCGTCGAAGACCTTGAGCTCGACTCGCTCGATCTCGTGCGGCTGGCTCAGGCGATCGAGGATGCCTTCGAGATAGAAGTGCCCGACAGTGCAATTCGGGCCGGCATGACCGTTGCGGATCTCGTACAGGAAATTCGCACGTTGCAAACAGCAGCATAATTCACAAGGAAATGGAGAAACGAAATGTGCAAAATCTCAGCAGCCACAATAGCAGCCGATGGTAAGGCAGTCGGTACTGCGCTCGAACAAATCGCAAACGCAATTCAAGCAGAGGATCCGTCCGCAGCATCTGCTCTCAATACCGCAGGTCAAGGCATCATTGAAGCCACCGCCAACTGGCAAGAAGGCAGCGCTACGGCCATCCTTGAGGATGCAGAGAACGCAGCCATTGTTGCACTTGATCTGATTCCGCTGACGGCGCCCTATGCGGATCTGGTGGCAATCGCGTTTGATGCTTTGAACATTCTGATTGCCAATACCAGCACGCAGCCGGCGCAGGCTGCAGCAGGTAGTTCGACGGCCAAGCTCTTGATTGTAGCGAAGGCTGCCAATGCCAACCCAACCAATTCGCAGTGGTTTGGCAAAGCCAATATCGAAGTCCATCACGGAGACTTCCGGAAGGGATTCGAGGATGCGTGGGCTACTGGAGCCGCAGCGCATTCGGAATATGGGTTCACGCCAATCACGGTGTAAGCAAAAAAGTTTTCGCAGCGGGTCGTTGGCAACAGAGCTCACTTCTTGCTCCGTTTCCTGGGAAACGACTCGCTGCGGAAAAAAAGGTTTAATTCGGCAGGTGGCGGAATTGGTAGACGCTCGCAGATAGCTGTAGCTGGACAACCTATTAGGCCAGTAGGCCAGCGTGCCGGTTCGAGTCCGGCCCTGCCGACCAAAGTTCGAGGCACGACATGACCCTGAAAGAACTGTTCGCAATTGCGATTGCCCTGGTAATGCTGGTCGGTCTGGCGTATCTCTTCGTCAAGCTGGTCAATGAATCTTTGGTAGACGACGATTTCTGAGGTGAGATATGGCTCAATTTAAACTTGGGCGTAAAGCGCTCATTACTGACAGCCGGACCTTGCTATTCAGCAAGTACGCTGCCGCGCTCCCTGCACCTCCAGTCTCCGTCGATTGGACGAAGGGTGATTTGGATTACGGGATGATGGACAACGATACCCTTGGTTGCTGTGTTGCTGGCGATTCCACCATCGAAGCTGAA